GAAGGTCGCTTCTATTGAAGAAGTTCTTGAATTTACTACTAAGAAATCTAGAAAACATTTTAATAACCAAAAGAATGTAGTAGATTTCACAACAAATTTGGATCAGAAATTGAATTATTGCTTTCCATGTGACAAACCTGGATGCTTTTGCAAATGCAAGTTAGAAGGACAGATGTTTGAATCTGTTACTGATTATGTATCCAATTTGCTTGATGAATTAACTATTTTCGAATCTCCATACTTAGTTTGGACAAATTATTTACCAGATAGTTTGTTTGACAATAGATATGTAGATAGATTTTTATTCTTTCTCAATCGACATTGTTTTTATCAAGAAATTCGTACCTCTTCCACTATTTGGATGAGTACAATGTTTATATCTTTGTTATCGATATTTTGGAGTTTTATTCTATCTATCTTCATCGCTGGATTGTCTTCTTTTGTATATGGAAGACAACTAGTTATGAAGAAAGCCGATATTCTTCATCGTATTCGAGAAGCAAATGGCGCTATGCCTGTGATTTTCAAACGAATTAGAGAAAATCATATAGCTAAGATAGCCATTGCTGGTTCAGTATTTGGTGTAGCTTGGTTAATGATTAAGAGATTTCGATCTGTTCGAGCTCTAGGTTTAGGCGTGCAAAGCACTCTCAGTCCTACCAATATGGAAGATATTGCAGAGAAAGATGCTCAACCTGAACAATATCCAGACGTTCATGTCTCAACGGTTCCTGTCTCTGATGTATCAGCGACAAGTACTACCGATGAGTTGAAGAATTTGGTATTTAAGAATTTGTATTATATGGCATTGAAGGATTCTAAATCAGTCAAGACCTGTAATGCTTTTTTCTATAAATCGAATATTGCTTTGATACCAGCCCATGTATGGTTGGAGGATGAAGTTGTTGCAGAATTCTATAGAAGAGGCACTGATACAAATGGTTCCTACTTTAGATCCAACCTGAGTAAATCAACAGCGGTTAAATTACCGTTCACTGATCTATACATGGTTTGGGTTTCTGCTTCCGGATCTGTCAAAGATCTATCTCCATACATCTCTATTGAATCTCAACATGCTATTCATGCAACATTGATTTACAAACATGCTGATGGTGTCAGACAAGATTTCAAGACGAAGATTTTTCCTGGAACAGTAAGGACTACTGTCGCTACTTTTCCTGGATTCAATTATGACTTGAAGGAGAATTCCTTCGCAGGTATGTGTATGGCTCCTGTAGTATCTGATTCTGTTAATAAACAAATTGTTGGTTTCCATTTAGGTGGAAAAGATAAGCGCGGAGGCGCTACCAGCATTTTGCTTTCGCAGTTACAGCAAGCTGAAAAACTTCTTCGTAAAAAGGAAGGAGTTTTGATCGCGAAAAGTACAGGTACTCTTCAGACTCAAATGTATGGTGTAAACTTTCTTGAAAGTACTGACATTCATGCTAAGAGTCCTTTGCATTATCTGAAATCTGGTAATGTACTACAGATATTTGGATCTGTAACTGGAAGATCTATCATGAGATCTTCCGTAATCACCACTATGATTTCTGCTATTGTTACGAAAGTGACAGGAGTTGGAAACAAGTATGGTGCGCCTAAATTTGCACCAGAAAGATGGAGACCATGGCAAGCTGCTTTGCAGATGTCTAGTAAACCATCAATTGGGGTTGCTGGTGATATCCTTAGATTAGCTATCTTGGATTACAAGAAACCTATCCTCAATTTATTGCGTAGTGTTAAGGGATTAAGTTCTCAAATTCATCCTTTGAGTGAGATGCAAACTGTCAACGGCATAGATGGTCGTAGATTTATTGATGCATTAAAGATGAATACCTCAGTGGGACATCCATTGAGAGGACCAAAATCTAATTACATCGAAATTCTGGATCCCAAAGATTATCCAGAGTTTCAACATCCTGTTTTGCTCGATCCAATGTTTTGGAATGAAGCTAATAGGATGAAAGATATTTATCGAGCTGGATTTCGATGTCATACTATCTTTAAGGCTGCTTTGAAAGATGCACCTACTGCTATATCTTCTGATAAAGTACGTGTTTTTCAAGCAGCTCCAATTGCTCTGCAATTATTGGTTCGACAATATTTCTTGCCTATTGCAAGAATGTTGTCACTTTTCCCATTAGTATCTGAATGTGCTGTTGGTGTAAATACTTCAGGCCCTGAGTGGCATGAACTATCTATGCACATTAAGAAATATGGAGATAACAGAATCTTAGCCGGAGATTACAGCAAATATGATTTGCGAATGGCAGCACAATTGACTGCTGCCGCCTTCCGTATCTTGATAGATATTGCGGAGGCTACCGGAAATTATTCCGAAGATGACATCTGTGTCATGCAAGGCATCGCTACAGATATCATTCAGCCAGTTATGGCTTATAATGGTGATTTAGTGGGTCATGTTGGGTCCAACCCATCTGGACATAATTTGACAGTATATATTAATTCTATTGTCAATCCTTTACTCATCAGATGTGCTTATTTTCATTTATTGAAAGATAGAGATGTTATTCCTCCTTTTGTGGAGGTATGTTCTCTAATGACGTATGGTGATGATGTAAAGGGATCAGTTAAAGAAGGCTACGGTGAGTTTAATCACATAGCCGTTGCTAACTTTTTAGGCTCTCGTGATATGAAATTCACTATGCCTGATAAAACGTCTACTCCTACTGAATATATGGATGACGATAAAGCTGATTTTCTTAAAAGAACAAATATTGTCAATCGTGAGACAGGTTTGATCTTTGGAGCACTATGTGAAGAATCTATTTTCAAGAGTCTCCATTCAGTATGTAAATCTGACGCTGTTTCTAATGAAGAACAGTGCGCTAGTAATATTGATGGTGCTTTGCGAGAATGGTTTGCTCATGGTGAAGAGAAATACGAATTTCGTAGATCTCAAATGAATACCATTGCATCTGAAGCAGGTATCTCAGCAGGATGCCAAGAATTAGATGTGACGTATGCTGATTGTGTCACTCGCTTTTGTGATAAACACAGTATACAACAAATTGAGAAGTAAACTTCTCACTGCTTCCGGATTCCTACCGGTGTTACGCTTAAACAGTAAAAATAGGAAAATTATATATGGATTACCCAGATATGCAGTTGTACATACGATGTACTGTATTCTGAGGCTTTGTAATTTTAAGACTAAGTTCCTTTTTAGGAAATGATTTGTCATTAACACATTCGTATTCGCAAGGACAAAATCCTGAGCAGGATTGTCCCCAAGAAAACAAATATAGCTCACTAACACTTATACACAAAATAACTTACAATCATGCTTGCTTGGTAGCAATAACTAAGTAGAGAACGGATGTTCTCGAATTCTGGATGCTCAAACA